ACTAAGTTTATCCCCTTTGCAAACGTAGAAACAAAATTATTCACAAATGCTTCAATGCCTTTATTGGCATTAAGCGCAAATTGAAGAAACGCCATTTGCAAGTCATATACCAGTTTTTTGACAGCATATACAGGGTCTATAAACACATTTACCAAAAATTCGGCAAAGCTGACTATAACATTCCATATTTCAGCCACCACATTATAGACATACGACACCAGCATTGCTATAGTACCGCCTATAAAGCCGAATACCTGATCTGCCGTAATGCCCAACTGGTTTAATACGTATATCGCTGCACCGATAGCAATAGCCATTACCAATATGGGCCAGTTCGCCAATGCCCATGCGCCTGCTACTTTTAGTATCGGGGCCACCATACTCCATAACTGCGTGATTATAGTAGGCAGATAATAAGCCGCCACTGCTGCCAACGCGCCTGCTATATATGGCCAATACGTAGTAATCAAGCTAAACAAGTTAGTTAATCCGGTGACTAAATATCCAGCCAGCGTAGCAGTAATGGATAATGCCTGATTAATGCCATTAACAAAGCTTATGCCGGCAGATGAATTTAAGAATTGGTTTATTTGCGTTAAGACAGGCCCAAAGGCTTGCAGCGCATTATTTTTTATACTGTTCGCAACGTCACCAAAAGTCCGGGGCATACTCTCAAATTTCTTGTTAATATCATCAGCGGCTGAGAACATCGCGTTTTTGATTATATCCGATGTGATTGTGCCTTCACGCGACATCTCTCGCAGCTGTGCTTTAGATGTTTTAGTATACTTTGCTATCGCGTCGGCCAGCATTGGAGCGTTTTCCATAATGGACCTAAACTCATCGCCTTGCAGCCTTCCTGAAGCCATCGCCTGAGTTAATTGATACATGGCCGCTTCGGCTTCCTGGGCAGATGCGCCGCTCACCTTAAAGCTCTTTTGCATAAGCTCAGTAAAGGTTATGAGTTCATCATTATTCTTAAAAGCATTTCCGGCTAGCAGGCCCAGTTTACCAACTGTATCAGCCATAGCGCTATAAGCCCCGCGTGATCTGTTCGCCGCTGCAAATATTTTATCTTGAAGCTGCAATGTCGTTTGTAATCCGTTTGCAGCTTTTCTATCTGCTGTTTTAAAGCCTCCATTAATCAAACTGAGTCTCGATTGTGTATTTATATATTCATCATTAATACGCGCTATAGCTTTTGCTCCTTGCATTGACAAATACGTAGCCGCCATTGTTTTTACGCTTGAAAGTAATTTATTGAATTGCGTTGGCGCCTGAGCCACACTTTTATTGAAGCTCTGCTGTGCCGCCGTAGATTCGTTTATCCCTTGCCTTATCTCGCTTTCTGCTATCGCTAATTGTTGTTTAGCAGCGCTCAATGTTTTATCTATGTTAACGTTGGTATTCGCAGCCTTCTGCATATCATACATAGCGGAAACCATTAGGTCCATACTTTGTGTTACGCGCTTTAACGGCCCTGTCATAGCATCTATCATTTTTAACGTTGATGTAACTGTAGCCATTTCCTCACCTGCCTTTCTGAGCAATAAAAAACACCTGCGGTATTACTTTGTTTAGGAACGCGGCAAGTTCTTTAGCCCTGGGTCCATAAAGAGCACCTCCTAATTATATTTTGCTAACTTTATTATAACATATATAATGTAAAACAACTTTATTTTTTGGGCCCTTTGGAGGTATGCTTTTTTTCTTCCTCGACGCCAATATCAATCATAGCGATAAGTACTGCTTTTTCGCGTATGTTCAGATTGGCAAAATCCCATGGCATCAGATTGAATTTAAAGAGGGCGTAATAGGCATAGTTCCAATCGCCATCGCCCTCTTTGATTAGTTTTTTGCTTCTTCTACCAGCTCATCAATCTCAAGCTCGAATCCGCTTAATGTCTGTATCTGCTGTGATAACTCCACTATTTCTCCTGCCAGCAACACTTTATTAAGATATTGCTCAGGCGTTATACAGCCCAGCTTCTTTATACTTTCAGCATCTTTAAAGTTCGGGTCAATGGTGTTGTTTATAACTACCAGCTCGTTAAAGCGCTTTGTATCAAAGCTAATTGAACGTTTGCCTTTTTTAGTGCTTATGCTCGCAGCTGCTTTTCTTATTTCCTCAAACTCATCATTAGTCATGGCCTTTATCTTAAACTTCAGCATATTACCGTCTTTGTCTTTGAAGCGATCGGATATGGCCACATCAGCTGTTACATTATCGACCGGATTTACGTTTAAAAATTCCTGTAAACTGCTCATCCATCATCCCTCTTTCTTATCCCAATACTGGTTTTCCGAATTTATCTAGTATATCGATATCGTCAAAAGTGAAGTCTATATCCTCATCCATAGAATCACTGTCTATATCCAGTTTAGCCATTATTGTGCTGTCGAGGTTCACACTTTTTAATGCGACTGTCTGTTTGCCTATAGTCGATGTCGGATCATCATTTACTACGGTTATGTCAAAGTATGTGTCTTTGCCGGTTCTTATATAGTCGAGCATAAGCTGCCTGAATAAAGACGTCACATAATATATTGTCATGCTCCCGGACCCGCTCCAACCGGTTGTCTTATGCTGAGTGCCTCGACGGCCTATAGTCTTTATTTCGGATTTCTCTTTCTCTATTTTGGCTTCCAATGTCTTAATATAAAACATTTCCTCAACTTGACCGTTGATAGTAGCATAGGCTCTGCCTTCCTGCCCTGAAATCGTATCTCCAGCTTTTAAAAATGCCATTTATCACACCTCACTCTATTCTTATAGTAAAGTATATCTTCTCTATGCTGTCTACAGGCTGTATCAGCAAATCCACTACAACGCTGTCCGCTTCGTCGCCCTGAGATACAGTTATATCGCTTTGCGAATCGAAGTTTTGTATCGCGCTAATGTTTTGCAACATCGTCAAGTAGTTAACGCACTCATTCTTAAAGATATTGCGTCCATCGTCGTTATTATTGATTTTGCCGATATAATAAGTTTCAAATATACGCCTAAAGTCCGTTGCTATACCGTCAAGCAGCCTTACAACACGATTCTTGCTGAATTGCTTGCCTTTCTCGGATGTATAGCTCGTAAAGGTATTTATATCCTGCTCTATTACAGCCTTGCCGTTTAAAGGCACGAACACCAGCTCGCCGTTGGTTAGCGCATCAATTATCTGCGTATTGGTGTAACGAACATCTACGTCTATAGCATCATCATATGCCTGATACGTTAACGACTCGTTTACATTTGCTCCGGCAGTAGCGCCTGCTACCCATGCAGTAGCTTGCGTAGCGTCTATTACTGTACCATCGCTTAGCATTACGCCGTTTTTGACGCTTATTATGCCTTCATAATCAGCTGTAGGATAATTAGCTAATACAGCTTGAACCTTTTTACCCTCATCTCGCACGCGTTTTATAAAAGCAGCTATAAGCGATTTTGACGAAGCGTCGTCCGAAGGCAAAGCCATTGTGTTAAAATCCTGTACTTCAATCGCGGCAAGATAGTCCATATAATCTTGATTGCTAACAGTGCCGTCAGCGCCGCCTTGCAATGGTACGCCTGCGGCAGCTTCCAGACTGCCCGTACCGGAAAACACTACCCAATCATTGTCCTGCAAACCTGATATAGCTGATACTGTTTGAGCATCAACTTCATTACCATCTACTAGCGTCTTTATATCATATTTTGCAGGATCATCTACGTTGACCTGTATCGTTATGCTTATATCATTGCCTCTTATTCCGCCATACTTAGCAGTAGCGGTCAGCGTTCCAATGGTAGCAGACGCTTTAGTCCCTGTATTCAATCTGTATAACAGCAGCGTTTTTGCTTTTTTTAACGCTTCGCGCACCAATAGCAGATCATTTATGCCATACCCGAGCACATCGAATGTATCTGCTCCAGCTTCAATCTTTATAATTTGCTTTGGAGGCCCCCATGATAGCAATAGCGGCATGGTTACAACGCCTCTGTCTCCTAAAGAGCCAAGCGGTTTAGCAACGCTTTCAAAATTAATATACACACCTGGCCTAACCTTATTTTGAGTAAGCCATGTTCCAGCTGCCATTCTTTATTCCACCTTTCTGTTTTTAAATTCATCTAATATTTTCTTTGCTTCGTCTATTGTATAAGTGGTACCGTTTAATAAAACTCGCAACGCATCTTTTTCTATTTCTGTGAATTGTTTTGACTGCAATAGCTGTTCCTTGGTATAAGCATTAATATTGTCTTCTTTGCTCATTTAACATATCCCTCCTGTGTTAAATCTTGCATCACCGGTTCTTCCTCGGCCTCACGCATCATATGAAAATTGTATTGAGCATAAAAATGGAGCACGCCATCGATAATCTCATGATTCATCTCAGTAGCGCGGCATATCTGCCCATTAACTGCAACATATTCCATAGCCTCATACAATTTTTCGGCCATGTCATGCATTTCATTGTTCGCATAAGCTGTAGCCGGAAAATAATGGATATCTACGGAATGTGATCGCAGATAACGTCTCCCTTGCTCTCGAGTATGGCTGACTGGGAACACTTTTATAAAGAAGCACGGCGCTTGGAATCCTTCTTTTATCTCTTCGCCGTATCTCTTTATATTGGGGAAATGCTGTTTTAGAGCAGCGATAATGCTCTGAACTACGTCATTTATTGTCACTTCCTCACCGCCCATTCATAATGTTATCCAGCAGCTCACCTATACGCTTATCCAGATACCTGGGCAGCTCACGCTCAATCTCCTGCATTGATATGGTCATCATAAAACGCCCTTCCACCCATTTTACCGAGTTCTTACCGGCTCTGTGGCCATACTCCACGAAGCTCGCATATTCTGTATTATTGTATATTTCCACTACATAGGCATCGCCATGCTTTTCAACATTTCCAACTCGCCAATTGCGCCTTAGATTACCACCCGTCCTTCCTGAACCCGCAGGATATACGCCCACTGGGGTTCTCTTTTTTATCTTGCGCTTACCTCTAAAAGCCATTTCCAAGAGAAAATCACGTATAAACCTGTCTATTGTCTGGTTGTCCAATGCCTTTTGGAATCTGTCGACAAAAGCTTCAAATTCGCTAAAATCAAACTTTCCCCATTTGGCCATCATGCATTATCCTTCCGTTGCAAGCTTACCTCCTGATGCGTCGGATAGATGAACGGTTCACCTGCTGTATATACTCTGGTGTTGCCTTGCCTTGTGACTTTAACTATATCGCCTTG